GCGATTACCAACGGCTTCAATACGGCGAAGAACAACGTCACCAACGCTCTGAACGCCATCAAAGACAAGATCAAGAGCGTGTGGGATGGCGCTGTCAGCTTGGTACGCGGCGCGGTAGATAAGCTCAAGAGCCTGATGAATTTCCATTGGGAGCTGCCGAAGCTGAAGCTGCCGCACATCTCGATCACCGGCCACTTCTCCATCAATCCTCCCTCCGTGCCTCACTTCTCCATCGAATGGTACAAGAAAGCCATGGAGAACGGCATGATCTTGAACAGCCCGACGATCCTGCCTGGAGCCAACGGTACTCTGCGAGGGTTTGGCGATGCTGGCCCGGAAGCTGTCGTTGGCGTCGATTCCCTTCGCGGCATGATCGGCGAGGCCGTGGCTGCAGCCGCCAATGGTCTCGGTGGAGATATCACCATCCCGGTATACATCGGACAGCAGCGCATTGATACCATTGTGGTCAAAGCAATGCAAAGAACCAATTACAGGTCAGGGGGCAGATAAACCATGCTGAACATAATCAAGGTCAATGGCGAATGGCTCCCCGAGCCTGATGATGATCTGGACTTCGTGGCCGAAAAGATCAAAAACGAAAACCAGACGGAAGCTGGCACCACCCTTGTCATAGTGACGAGGGTGGAGAAGCTTTCCATCAAAGGGAGCTGGAAACTGTCTGGCGCGTGGATGGATAAATTCAGATCGTACCGGCAGGCCGATACGGTCACAGTTGAGTGCTATTATCCGAACAGCCGAGAGCTGACCGCGCACACATGCCAATTCGAGATCACGAATGAGGCCCACATCACAAAGGCCCGTCGGCAGCTGCTTGTCGATGGGCTTTATGAGGTGGATGTGGAAATGAAGGAGCTGTAATGTACGCAGTTTCCGAGGCGTTCCTGGAAGCCATGAAGAAGCCGGTGCAGCACTCCCGGCTTCGCGGTTCCGTCAAGGCAAGCGCATGGAATTACTACTTCACCGAGGACAACATCCAGAAAGGCTCATTCAGCCTGACCAACCAATGCTCCGGCAATGACAACGTGGAGATCGGCACCGTGTACATCGGAGAGCTGAACGTCACCTTTGTCAACCTGGGCATGCAACGGTATTCTCTTAAGGACGGCATCATCACGCCTACATACTACCTTCTGACCGATGACGGCTGGGAGCCTGTCCCTCTGGGCGTGTATCGCATCAATGAGGCCAACTGGACGCAATGGGGCGTGGAGATCACGGCATATGACAACATGGTGCTTTTTGATAAGCGCCTGTCCATGAGCTCATCCAGCGGGCGGCTGTATGACTTCCTGTCTCTTGCCTGTCAAGCCTGCCGTGTGCAGCTGGGCATGACGGAGGCCGAGGTCAACGCCCTTCCGAATGGCATGATGACGCTTGCCGTATACCCGGAGAATGACATCGAGACATACCGCGATCTGGTGTCCTGGTGCGCCCAGACCGCTGGCGGCTATGCCACGATGGACCGCGAGGGCAAGCTGGTGATCCGGCTGTACGGCGTTGAGCCGGTGGACACCATCGACAATTACAACCGGCTGACCGGCGCGAAATTCTCTGATTTTGAGACGCGCTACACCGGCATGAGCTGCGTGAACATCGCCGAGAAGACCACGACCTACTATTCCGTGGGATATGACGATGGCCTGACCTACAACCTCGGCTCCAACCCTCTGTTGCAGTTCGGCACAGAGGAAGTCATTCTGGCGAACAGAACGGCAGTACTAAATGCTCTGGCCGTGATCAGGTATGTCCCATGCGAAGTTACCATGATCGGCACCCCGGCCTATGACCTGGGCGACATCCTTGTGTTCTCCGATGGCATCGCGGACGGGGAAAAAATCTCCTGCATCACAAAATACGATTGGACGTTCGGCGGCGGCTACTCCGTCACCTGTGTCGGCGACAATCCCGCGCTGGCGTCCGCAAGGTCGAAGACCGACAAGGATATCTCCGGCCTGATGAGCCAGTCCGATGAGGACACGATGAAATACTATAACTACATGAACGCCGCCGAGCTGCTGATCGCGGACGGCGAGAAGAAGAATGTTATAGTATTCGACTATATCACCACAAAGACCACCCACATCGATTTCCATGCCGAGATCAAGTTCACGATGGAAACAACCGAGGAATGGGACGAGGAGACGTACACCGAGAACGATGGTATTGTGAAGGTCACGTATTACATCGACGGTGAGGAAATCACGGACTATCACCCTGTGGATACCTACACAGATGGCGTGTTCCTGCTGCACCTTTTGAAGACGTGGTACAGCTCCGGCAATCTTCTGTCCCGGTTCACCGTGCGCATAGAACTTGCCGGCGGCTCCATGTTCATTGAGCGTGGCGACTGTCGCGCATACATCGCCGGTCAAGGTCTGGTCGGTGAGGAAGGCTGGGATGGCTCTGTCCGTGTCGAGCAGGAGGTCGTGCCGCGTGACTTCGGTATCATCATCAAGGACTTTGAGGAGAGCATCGAGAACAGGAACGTCACTCCGAGCGAGGGCGGCATGAACCAGCGGATCACAAAGACCAACTTCATGCGGACGATGCTCAAAGGCTTCACCGAGGCTGTATCCAGTTCCGCGCTGCATCGCTTCTCTGTTCCGTACAACTATGCGGATATGTCCATGGAGGGCGTAAGCTACGCCAATGGAGTCTGGTTCAATACTGACACCAGCGTTGACGGCACAATCACCACGCCTGATTGTGAAGTGACCAACATCGTCATGGTTGACAGCGCACACACCGATAATTCCGGCGATGTGACATACCTCGTGAGCTTCGACAGCGGAGTGACCTGGTATAGCTACTCCGGCGGCTTCGTGGTGTACACGTCTGGCTATGGCATGACGGAGGGCGTCATGAAGGCAATCACACAGCCAGAGTGGGACGCGATGATTGCCAACAATACCATCATGGTTAAGGCCATCCTGCGCGGTAACGCAACCCTGACAGATATCCAGATTTTCACGGAGGTGTACCAGTAATGCTGAAAGGCAAGACGAAAATCATCCTGACCAATGTTGAGACAGGTGAGCAGGAAGTCCACGAGGATGAGAACCTGGTCACCAACGCGCTGGATAAGCTCATCAACATCGAGATGGCCATGAACCACGCGCCGAATACTCGCATTCTCCCCCTGGCGACCAATGCGCTGGGGGGAATCATGCTGTTCGATGGTGAGCTGACCGAGGATCCCGACAACATCCATTTCCCCGTCGAAGCGCACCTTGTCGGATATGCGAATCAGGCGGTGAACACCACCGATGTGTATCGCGGCTCCTATAACTCCATCGAAAGCGGTAAGACCGCCGAGGGCTATGTGAGCGTGTGGGACTTCGGCACGACGCAGGCCAACGGCACCATCAAAGCCGTGGCGAGGACGCATACTCATGGCGGCGCTGCTCCGCTATACAATTTCAATGGCCCGGAGGCAGTCGACACCAACTCCGGCAACCCGACCACCGATACAAGTTGGTATCCAATTCGGTATGATGGCGAGTATCTGTATATGCTGAAAGGTAATACCAGTACTCACCAGATGCGAATGGCGCGTGTCAAGATTCCGAGGATGCGGATGGGTGTTGCTGACTACTCTGACGTAGCCAGAAACTATGAGCTTGTGGCAAGCTGGGATACTCTGCTGACAACGTACACATATTACAACAACGCAAGCCATGATCGTGAGTATGAGCAGTATTGCTATGCCGACGATCCTCTTATGTATGAAGATGGGCACGATGGGTATATTTACTGCATCGGCCTGGGCGCTACAAACTCATATAATATCTATGAGTACGGACTGACCTATTTCACGATCAAGTATGCGGACGAATCCTATGAAAAGTCCGATACTATTCGCCAACGTACAGGTCTTTCGTACTATGCCTATAATACCGGCGGATTCGCTTGGGCGCGGAGAGCATATGGACACGTCAATAATGGCAAGTTCTATCAGCTGTCCGGCAATCGGAAGCTGTTCTATATTGTGCCTCTGAATAATGTTGGCGCATACACCACGATCAGGATTGTATCAGATGATATCTCTGATTTCATTGAAAGGATGGAGTATATTTCTCCGCACAACGGCGGCATTTATTTCCAGCTTTATCAGTATACGACATCGAGCTATCAGTATCTGCATGGCATCCTCTATCCTGATGGTGTGTTTATCTTGCCGAACGTTTCCTACGCTGGCACAAGCGGCGCTCATGGCAATAGCTATATTTACGATGACCGACTGAGGACGTGTGATGACGATCTCATATTCTGGTGTGCCGGCGGTAGCACCTATGTCAGATTTGGATGGGAAGCAAACTACCTCGGCACCATCAACAACCTTGGCACGACGATCACGAAGACCGCCGCCCAGACCATGAAGATCATTTACACCCTGATTGATGTCACCGAAGAAGATGAGCAGGACGGGGGTGAATGAGCATGGCCGGGTATAACTACCAGATCAATTATAAGGGCAGCTCCAAGGTCATCAAGCGCATCGTTGACAGGCTGAACCATCTCATGGAGACCATGCTGGGTACGACCCACGAAACGGCCTTCTATGGAGACCTGGGGCAGATTGCCTATGAGCACTCCCAGCAGAAAGGCAATGCCCACGACCTGACGCTTGATGATCTGGATCTGGGCGACCTTCCCAGACAGCTTGAATCCGTTCAAGAGGCCATCGGCTCCATCGATCACTGGGTCGATCACGATGAGACGCAGTTCATTGACCACGACGGGGATGAGCTGGTATTCCATACTGAAGCGCAGCTTCTCGGCTGGCATTAACACAAGGGGGGATAGAATTGGCTGTCAAAACCATAGCAGAGCTGGCACAGACCAATACCATCGCAGACAACGATCTGCTGGTCATTGATGACGGCTCCAGGAACTACAGTATCACATGGGCAAAGCTGAAAGCCGCGCTGACCGCCATCAGCTCCTTCACCTGCGACAACACGGCAGGCACGATCACGATCACGCTCTCCACCGGCGCATCGCTGACCGTCACCCCGCACGACCCGACGAAGCAGGACAGCCTGGAATGGGACACCACGCCCACGGCTGGCAGCACGAAGCCGGTCACGTCCGGCGGCATCAAGAGCGCCCTGGATGATAAGCTGGACACCGATGACTATGTGCGCTTCACAGGAGCCACGGCAAGCACCGCTGGCACCGCCGGCATCGTCCCCGCTCCCGCCGCTGGCGGCTCCCGCTACCTGTCCAGCGAGGGCGCGTGGCAGGCTCCTGACACCACCCCGACCAGCGGCAGCACCCGGCTCATCACGTCGGATGCCGTGTACGCTGCCATCGCCGCTCTGACGGTGGATGCGGCGCTGTCTGACAGCAGCACCAACCCCGTGCAGAACAAGATCATCAAGGCCGCGCTGGACGGCGTACAGACGGCGCTGGACGCGATTGACGCAGCCCTGGAAGCCATTGACGAAGAATTCGGCCAGGTTGTCCATGTGACCGCCCAGACCTTCACCGAGCAGGAGAAATTCATTGCTCGGCAGAACATCGGCGCGATCAGCGCCAACGAGGTGGAGCACAAGCGTTTTGGCGTCAGCGGCGTCGGCCAGTCCTCACCCACGCTGACGAGGCTGTATGACGCCGTGGGGATGACGGCCACGCCCAGCACGGACGTTACGGAGGGCAGCTCCGACTTCGATAAATACGCCCCCTTCAATCGCAAGAAGTGCGTCGGCAATTGGACGGCTGGCGACGGCAAAGCCGTGTTCAATGTCCAGGCATACGAGGGCGACGCCGATTATGCCGAGGACGGCAGCATGGGCGACTATGTGGCCGTGGAGGTGGAGCCATTCTACTTCTATGAGAAAGATGGCATAGCAGCAGTGTCTACCTACCAATGGCCTGGGTACGAAATTCACCCGGTCTGCAAGGATTATGATAATAACATCAGGGCAAAAACCTATATACCTGTATATGGGCTGGCCCAGGACGCCAACGGCAAGGCTGTGTCCCTCCCTGGCTATCAGAACCAGCGCGGCGGCTATAATGATCTGCGCAACTATGCCAAGACCTACGCCAACGCGGAGGTGGCGTCCTACGCCATGATCGAGCCGTCGGCTGTATGGCACTATGAGTGGCTGCTGATGACCATCGAGTTTGCGACCACGAATATGCAGAACATCATGTACGGCGCAGCCAGTATGAGGTATAGCAACGCTGATACCATTATTGCTGTACCCGATGCGAATAAGGTGGTTATGGGCGCTGCCGGTTCTAATTTTGTCATCGGCCAGACTATCCTGCTGTATGCGTCCTATGACCAGTCTGTCAACGTCAATCTGTACAATCGCATCACCAACATTCAGAAATGCGATGCCAGCGGCAACGTGGACAGCTCCGGCAGCTACTACCTTATCACCTACGACGGCACGGACAGAAGCCCGTCGGTTGGATGGTACATCTGCTCCCGTCCGTGGTGCACAGGCGCGACGGCTGGCTATGCTCCCGGCGTGAATGCCGTGAAGGGACACACCGGCAGTCCAGTGAACAACACCAGCGGCAAGTACGCCATGCGCTACCGCTGGCGCGAGAACGTATACGGCAATCAGAACATGACCACTCTTGACCTCGCCGATCTGCGCGTCGCCGACGGCGACAGCTTCCATCTGGATTGGTACTTCCTCGCGGATCCCCGCAAGTATGTGCCGTATGGGAACTACGGCAAGGCCGACATCCAGAACACCGCCAAGGGCTGGGTGAAGCTGGGCGTTTCCACCCCCGTCGCCAGCTACGTCAATGGCTACGTGAAGGAGCTGGGCTTTGATTCAGCATATCCCTGGGTGAAGGTACCCATCCTCACAACCGGCGGCAGCGCATCCACGTTCTTCTCGGACTATGCGTACCTCGTCAATTCCGCCGAGGTTCGTGCGGTGCGTCGTGGCGGCTTCGTGACCAATGGCGCGTACGCCGGTCCGTGCTCCTTCAACGCTTACTATGCCGTCTCGTCCGCGTCCTGGCACTTCGGCGCGACCCTTTATATGCTCCAGTAGGGGGTGAATCGGCGAAGCCGAGAGGGGGCCGCAGCCCCCTAAATCCCCCTAATCCCAATGGCGCGTAAGCGCCGAAATTTTTGAGCCAAAAATAGTCTCTGGCAAAATTAGCCAGAATCTGGTAAAAGCCTGTTTTTGGTTTTTCAATCTGGTATACTATGGAGCACCGGGATTGCGATGTGCTACTTCTGGCCGTTCTGTCCTGCGAACCTCGTCAATTCCAACGAGGTTCGTGCGGTGCGTCGTGGCGGCAACGTGAACAATGGCGCGAACGCCGGTCCGTGCTACTTCAACGCTAACAATGCCGTCTCGAACGCGAACTGGAACTACGGCGCGACCCTTAACCTATTCCAGCACCGGCATGGCCGCTGATGCGACAACCCAGCCGGATGGTATCCCCATGCAAAGAACCGAGGAAACTTTGCACTCCCTTTCCGGGGTTGGAAACAACCGAAATTCTCCCGCTGGAGCGGCTTGGTAGATTCGTCGAAGTGCCGTAAGGGAAAAAGGATGAAAAGAGTTGGCAATCTGTGGAATGATTTCGTATCATTGAAGAATGCGGAGCTTGCCGTTGACAATGGTACGCAGAACAAGCGCAGCGACTTCGTCGTGCGCAGAAAGCTGGGATACGACTGCCCTGTGCCGGAACAGCAGAGTACGCTGGATCCGGCGAAGGTGCGCAAGTATGCCCAGAAGCTGGTCGATTCGCTGAAGAACGACTGGAAGCCGTCGGAGATGCGGCACCTGGTCGTGAAGCCCATCTATGGGAAAAAGCGGAATATCGACTGCCCTTGTCTTGCCGACCACATAATACACTGGATGCTCATGCAGACCATCCATGACGTTGTCATGCGTGGAATGTATGAGCATTCCTATGGCTCCATCCCTGGGCGTGGCATAGATGCCGCCAGGAAGACCGTGGAGAAGTGGGTGCGCCTGGATCCGAAGGCAAAGTACTTCGTGAAGCTGGACATCCGCAAATTCTATGAGAACATCGACCACGATTTTCTCAAGGCTGATTTCAGACGAATCATCAAAGATCCCCTCATGCTGGATGTGATTGACAAGATCATAGACTGCATCCCGGCTGGCGTCCCCATCGGGACATACACGTCTCAATGGTTTGCCAACTTCTTTCTGCAGCCGCTTGACCATCACATCAAGCAGGATATGTGTAAGCTGCGCCGTGGGAAGCGTACAAACTGGGTCGCACACGATCTCCGCTACATGGACGACATCCTGCTGATCGGAACGAGCAAGCGCGATCTGGAAAAGGCTGTGCGGGAAATAATCCGCTACTGCCGGGATGAGCGCAGACTGGAGGTGAAGCAATGCTGGGAGATTCGGCGCATTGCCGTGAACTCTGATGACAAAGGCCCCGGCATCGCGCCCATTGATATTGTCGGCTATCGTTTTTACCGCGACCATACCGAGGTGCGAGGAGCAATCTTCCTGCACACGTCGCGGCTGGCGGCTCGGATAGAGAAGCGCCTCCGGGAGCGCGGCATGGTGATGCTCCACGATGCCGAAGCGGTGGTCAGTCTCGTTGGCTGGTTTGAACATGCCGACAGCAAGCATTTTGTGGACGAGTATATCAAGCCAAAGATCGACATCAGTTTCATGGAAGAGGTGATTTCGTATGCGAGTAAGAACGGAATTGTCGGAGAGACCGCCTATCTACTCTGTCACAAACGACGCGGGGACGGCCCGTATCAGATTCTACGAGGATATAGCCGAGGAGCAGCGCGAAGGCGATTCTGTCTTCACGGCTACCATGTGGGAGATGTCCTGCCCCTGGCAGGCGAGCTTGAACCAGAGGATCCGGCGCGACCCGGAGCTGTGGAGGGCGAAGGTTAAGGCCGTCACCGCCGCCGAGGAATCCGCCGCCCATCTGGAAGAGCTGAAGGTCACGGCCACCGATGATGCCATCTGTGATCTGGCCGACATCGTTGCCGATCTGACCGATGCCGTCGTAGAGCTGGCGGCACTCATTGCATAAAGGAGGAGAAGAACCATGGTCTATCTGTATGTGAAGCTGATCAGGATGGGCCGGAAGACCATCGACGATGTTCCCGAGCTCTGGCGCGATGCCGTGATCGCTGCCCTGGAAGAGCAGTAAGGAGCGGCCCCATGAGTTACTTGCGTGTGATCGAGCGCCTCGAAAATATGCTGAGAATGGCATTAGAGATTATCGACGAACAATCAACACTACTCGCCCAGCACGGAATAGAGACAGACGGCGGCAGACTTGAAGCCGCTGAACAGCAGTTCCGAGAAGACATGGAGCGGTGGATGTAATTATCGACGGAAAGAGCGTCGGCTTCGGCCGGCGCTTTTTGTATGCAAAGAAGGAGGTGGCTCTATGATATGCGACGTTTCCCGACACCAGGGCAAGATCGACTGGGCCAAACTTGCCCCGGAGTTGGATTTCGTCTTCATCAAAGCAAGTGGCCTGTACGAGAATGGCCCTGACACGTTCTACGCCCGCAACGTTGCGGAGGCAGTTTCCCGCGGTGTTCCGTTCCACACCTATCACTTTTTGTACTGCCTCACAGAGAGCGAGGCGAAGCGCGACGCGGCGCTGTTCTACCGCACCGTCGCCGCCGAGGGCCACTGGCCGCTGACCTGGACGCTCGACTGTGAAGCGGGCTGGGGCATTGTCAACAGCAGGGCAAAGCCGGTAGCAGAAGCATTCGAGGCAGAGCTTCGGAGGCTTTGTCGGGAGAAGGGCCCCGGCGAGATTCGCGTCGGGGTCTACATCGGGCATCAGGTGTACACGGCATACGCGCTGGATTACAGCCACTATGATTTCGTGTGGATTCA